CTTTGGACTGGTGTCCCTTTGCTCTTTTTGATTATGCATTTGTTTGAACTAGATATTACTTTGATCCGTAAAATTAGACAACTCTGTGGATTTCAATTTCAAGCTGCTGAAGTTCCATTTAATATGGTGGGACAAGTTATTTTCACTATTCTTTCATTTTGTGGTATTGGTTGTATTCCAACTGATCGTTGGTACGACTCAATGCTTCGTCGTTTAGATTTAATCCCTAAGTCTGTTAATGGTGCTGTACAAATCTGGAACCGTGCAGGCGACATTTATGCTGCTGCTGAAGCAGAATTTAAAGTTTTCTTTTTAGGATGTAAACGTGAAGACCTTCTTGTAGAAAGTGAAATTCAAGTTCAATTCCAACAATGGTGTGACCGTGTAGATTTTTATTATGATGCTATGAACCGTAAATCAATTTCTCGTGATAGTTTTGCTGTATCTGAAGTCCAACAATTGATGCAACAAATGAACCGTTGGCTCCATGTCCGTGCCATTCGTAAATCTCTTCCTGCTGATATTCTTACTATTATTCTATCTTTGCAAACTCGCATGTCTGATATTTATAAACTTGTTTGTCGTAGTACTGTTCTTGAAGGCGGTCCTCGTCTGTCTCCATTATGTGTAATGTTTTCCGGTACTTCCGGACGTGGAAAGTCTGAACTTGTTTTCCCTGTAGCTTATAGATTGCTTGCTTCCCGTGGGTACACTAATAAAGGTGTAAATAAGAAAGAAGTTTTTAAAAATAATGTTTATTTCCGTAACAGTGAATTAGAATATTGGGATGAATATTGTGGTCAACTCATCTGTATTGTTGATGATGCCTTTCAAGTGCGTGATACTCTTGGTAAACCTTCAGTTGAATTCATGGAGAGTATTCGTCTAGTTAACACCGCTCCTTGTCAAGTGCATTGTGCTGATCTTGCTGACAAAGGGACTTTCTTTTCCTCTGAAATTTTGTTGTATACTACTAATATTAATGCTGACTTTAAAGGTAAAATTAATTCTCTCAACTGTCCTGAAGCATCTGTCAATCGTTTAAATACTAATGCTTTCCGTGTAGAAACTCAACCCGCCTATCAGAAAACATGTGGTGCTCTTGATACTCGTCTTCTTGGATATTCTCCCGCACAAGAACTCGATTATCAACAACGTCTAATGAATGACGCTAATGCTATCCCTCATTTCTGTGAAAAATGTAAGAAATTTTGTGAAGACACTAATCGTCCTGAATCTCCATTCTGTGTGCACCATTATAAATTTGTAAAATATGATATCTTAACTGACATTTCTATTGGAACTCCTATGACTTATGCTGAAATGATTAATGATGTTCTCGCCTATGACAAGAAAAATGGTCGTCGTGAGAAAAGTAAATTAGAATTTCTTGATGAACTTGCTGATAATCCTCTCATGTTTGAAAGTGCTGATTTTGAAGATGCTTTTGATCCTCTTCAAACTGAAAATTTTGTAAATGATGTAATTGATCTTAATAATGATTTTGACTATAATATGTATAAAACTTTAGCTCATGCTCGTACTGCTTTTTCGAGACAATTTAAAGATGCTTCAATGGATGATTTTGCCCGCTTCTTGTTACAAACTCCAAATCTTCTTGCCTTTAATGAACGTTTAAATAATTATGGTTTCTCTCCTCGTACAGTCATTCCGCGTGATATGTTATTTTATGAATATTGGATTTGTTCTTTGCTTTACAATGGCTTGCAAAATAGTATTTTTGAATTTGATGGTATGATTAGTGATAAAGTTGATGTTCTACGTAATAAATATCTTGAAGAAAGTGTAACCTGTGAAATCACTGCTCTAATTCATTTCCTAGATGAAGTTAAGAAATTAAATTTTAAAATTAAAATTATTGATCAAGATAGATTTGATGACTTTATTGTTGATATTAAAAGTGGTTCAGATCCTATTTATGATACCCTAGTTGAAGTTGCACAAAGATATGAACAAACTGTATGTATGCCCGATTTTCCTAAGTTGAAACCTGTTCCCGATAGTGCTTATAATGTATTTAAACAACGTTTTCTTGATTCTGTTAAAGCCACTTCCAATGCTATTCAAGATGTATATAATTCATGTTCTTTCCTCAACTTAGTTAGTATTGCTGGTTTAATTCTAGGTGTTGTGTCTATTGCTTGTAATTTTTGGCCTTCTAATAAAATAAATGATGATGAAACTCAATTCGAAGCTTCTCCTGCTTCTGGTGATAACCAAATTAATAAAATGAAAGCCCAAACTTTTGAAGCTTCACCTTCCTCTGGAGATAATCAAATTAATAAGACAAAAACTCAAATCTTTGAGGCTTCACCTTCTTCTGGAGATAATCAAATTAATAAAGTTAAAACTCAAATTTTTGAAGCTGCCACTTCTTCTGGTGATGCAGTTATTAATCGTAGAAAAGTTCAAAATTTTGAATCTGAATTTAGTTACAGTAATGAAAATCAAGAAATTGAAGACACTTTCGAAAGTCAAGGTGTTGCTGATCCCATGAGTATTCAAATTTGTAATCGTGTAGTTAATTATAGTCAATATGTTATGCATTCTGATAAAAGTATTTTAGGAAATGTCATGTTCCTCAAAGGTCATATAATGATGTGCAACAAACATTACATTTACATGATTCAAGTATTCCTTCGTCGCAACACTATTGATCGTAACACTATTTTGTATTTGTCAAACACTTCTGGAAATAAACTCATTGAATTCACCGTAGGATATTTATTAGATAATTTCACGCCTGTTAACAAAACTTTGTCTGATGGAACTATTGCTGAACTAGATTGTGTAATGATCCCTCTTGATCCTAAAATTGTTAAATGCCATATTCACCCTGATATTACCAAACTTTTTATTACCAAAGATGAATTGAATAGTCTAAATGGAAATAATTATGATGCTATCCTACCCACTTATAATAGTGACTTGACTGGTCGCGCTCTAGGCGTTGTAGCTGGTAAAACTAATGTTCATGTTCCCGTTGTGTCTTATAAATATTGCCGTAAATTATCCAGTTTTTTAGATCGCACCCTCATTGTTAATACTCCTGATAGTACTGATTCCATCTCCTTCAGAGAATTTTGGGTGTATGATGGTTTGACAACAAATGGTGATTGTGGTTCCCCTGTTATTATTCAAAACACTCGCTGTGCTCGTAAAATCATTGGTATTCATTCTGCAGGCTCACCCAGTCAAGGTTTAAGTCAAACACTCACTCAAGAAACTATTTTAGAAACCATTAAGAAATTTGATCTCCGTTTCCAAGCTAGTTATGAAATTCCTCTTGTCATTGCTCCCGTTGAAGGTGAAATTAGTGGCTCTGTTCCTATTAAAGAAGGTTTAATTGTTGAAGGATTGATTCCCGAAGATATGAAAATTGTTGGCTCAGGTATTACTAAAATTGTTCCCTCTAGACTTCATGGTGAAATTAATGGCGAACCCAAGACTGCCCCTACAAAATTACATGCTACAAATGGTGTTGATCCTATGTATATTGGTTTAAAGAAATTCGGTAAATACACCCCTTTGATTGATGAAAAGCTTATCAAAATTGCCATTTATGATGTAAATAATAATCTTAATTTGAATCCTCTAAATTTACCCCGCCATAAGTATGTCCGTATTTTGACCTATGAAGAAGCTGTTGTAGGTGTAGAAGATGATGAATTTTTAGCCCCTTTGAACCGTGGAACATCCTGTGGTTTCCCTTACACAAAAAATTTCACTAATTTGCATGGTAAACGAGAAGCTTTCGGATATGATGATTGGACACTTAATACACCCCTTGCTAAAATTATTAAAGAAGATGTTGAAAAGTTAATTATAAATTCTAAAAATCAAATTCAAACTGGTGTATATTGGACTGATACCCTTAAAATGGAACGCCGCTCTCTTGAAAAAATTGCTGAAGGTAAAACTCGTGTATTCTGTGCTGGCCCTGTTCATTTCACCATTGCTTTTCGCCAATATTTCCTTGGATTTGCTGCTTTCCTAATGCATAACCGTAATCATAATGAATTCTCTACTGGAACCAATGTATTTAGTCAAGATTGGGATGTTATTGCTCGTAAAATTCTTTCTCATGCTGGTAAAAATGGTGATGGTGTTGTTGCAGGTGATTTTTCAAATTTTGATGGCTCTCTCAATTCTCAAATTTTATGGTATATTCTTGATATGATTAATGATTGGTATGATGATGGAGAAACTAATGCTTTGATTCGCCGTGGTTTGTGGTATCACATTGTAAATGCAATTCATATTAATGGTCGAACTGTTTATCGCTGCACTCACTCTCAACCATCTGGCTGCCCTCTCACCGCTATCCTGAACTCTATTTATAATTCTATTGTTGTTCGCATTACCTATATTCTTTGTGCTGTTGAAAGTGGTCATCCTTCCTTGGCAAATATGAACTCCTTTAATGAAAATGTCTCCATGGTCGCCTACGGTGATGATAATTTGATTGCTATTCTTGAAACTGTTCGTGATTGGTTTAACCAAGTAACTATTTGTGAAGCTTTCCTCAAAATTGGTCATGTCTATACTGATGAAACTAAAACTGGTCATATTGTCCCTGTTAAAAATCTCACTGAATGTGCCTATCTTAAACGTAAATTTGTTATGGATCAAGTTGTTAACCGTCATGTTGCTCCTCTAGCTTTGGATGTTGTTCTTGAAATTCCTCAATGGACTAAAATTGGTATTCTTTCTGAACAAATTACTATTGATAATATTGATGTCTGTATGCGTGAACTTTCTTTGCACCCTGAAAATATTTTTGATCATTACTTTAAAATTATATGTAAAAAATGTGTTCAATATAATATTCCTTATCGTTTCCGCACTTATGACGAATATCGTTGTGATGTGCTTAGTGTGCCTCTCTTTGAAGGTGAAAACAGAAGTTACATTCTCCATTGGACTTCTCAAACCTTTGACTGTTCTTCCAAACAATCCCAACAATTGATTCAAGATGGTTACATAACTCCTCATTGTATACAAAAATTGCAATCCCGTCACCATTCCCGTGGATTTTTCACTATTGATACTAAACGCCGTGTTGTCCATTTGCTTTTTGATCAATTCTCCCTTAGTCATCTAAAATATCGTCTTCAATCTATTAAACCCTATTTAAATGATGCTAAACTCCAATTACCTGAACTTCCTTACAGTGCAAACGAAGTTCAATCTCTGAAATGTGCACTACCCTTTTTGATTTAAATGTGATCTTCAACGAATATACAAATTCCTAGTTATTAAAATTTGTTGTATGCTATTTAAATTTCAGGTTAATTTTTTAATTTTACCTTCCAGGATGCCTTGAGCAGCCCTCTAAAATCCAGGAAACCTAGGTGCTATTTGTATGATTAAGTCGTCATCGAATATAAGAAACTGACTTGCTGATTTTAATAATAAAACTGATAATGCATCTATTACTGATCAAGAGATGGATAAAATCCAGATCACCTCCCTTAAAGATGAAGGTACTAAAGAAGAAATGAATGCCGCCGATCTCGCTACTTCTTTACCAAATTCTATTGTTCACTCATCTACTCAAGAAAATAGAAAACATACTATCCCCGATTTCCTTAATCGTTACCATGTTTTAGATCAATTTGATTGGACTATCACTAATACAGTAGGTTCTGTTCTCCGTGTTTATCGTTTCCCTGACCGTCTTAATGCTATAATTTCCATTCGTAATAAATTTTCAAATTTTTATGGTATGCGTGCTGGTGTTGAATTAGTTGTTCAAGTAAATTCTCAACCTTTCCAACAAGGTAATCTTTTAATTTCATATTTACCCAATGCTCGTTATTCTGATGTTAAAAATGCTACTCATGCCGCAGGCCTTCAAGGCATGGTCACCAGATCTGGTGCTCCTAGGGTTAACCTAGATTTGATGGACGCCACACGTGCTGATTTGACTGTTCCTTATGCTTCTCCTTTCATTTATTATAATCTTTTAACTAACGAAGGAACTATTGGTGATTTTCATATTAGTGTTTATGGTGCTTTGCGTGATGTTGCTGCTGGTGGTAAAGTTACTGTTACTGTTGCTGCTCGTTTTGTTGATATTGATCTTGCCTTTCCTACTGGTTCTAGCCTTCCAGCTCAAGGCGTTTTTGCTTCACTCATTGAAAAAACTGATAGAATGCATGTTGCTCCTTCCCGCGAATCTATTGAAGCTGCCAAAAAAGAACTTAATTCCCTTTTAAAACGTATTGATGATGGTAATTTTAGTTTTCAAATGAATACAAATGCAACATGTATGAAACAACAAGCCCTTCCCCATATGGCCACATCCGATTCTTCAAATTTAACTCATGTACTTTCAACTACTAAAGATAATTCACTTAAGCCTTTGTCCATGGGGAACACTTCCTCTGACGATATGTCATTTAAAGAAATTATGTCTATTCCCTGTTTTCATGATCGTGTTATTTTAGCTAATACTGTAACTTCTGGAACCAATATTTGGTCAAAAAATGTAACTCCTCTTTTGCCTGCCACTATAACTAATACTGATGGTTCTATTTCTGCTGATTATGTGTATTTTATTTCTAATATGTTTAAGAAATGGCGTGGTTCTATTAAATATAAATTTCGTGTTGTTAAAACTAAATTTCATTCTCTTAGATTAAGAGTTTCTTTTGCTCCTGGAGCTTCTGCTCAATTAGGTATAGATCGAGATTCTTGTTATTCTGAAATTATAGATTTGCGTGATAATAACACCTTTGAATTTACTGTTCCTTATATAAATCCTAATGTCTGGCTCAATACCCGTGGTACTACAACTTCTTTAGGTTTACTTATGTTAGATGTCCATAACCAAATGGTTGCTCCTTCTAGTGTTGCCAATGAAATTGATATTATTGTTGAACGTTGTTCTGGCCCTGATTTTGAACTTGCTATTCCTAGCTCTATGCAAGAATTTCCTTTTGACCCTACTGTGCTCCAAGCTCGTAAAACTGTAACTCCACCTAAGATTGTAAATGTTGTAACTCCTGCTCCTGAAAATAGAGTAGAAGAAAATAAAAATAGTAAAGAAATTTTTAAAAATGAATCTATAACTCGTTCTTTTGTTAATTCTATGCAAAATTTGCCTGCGCGTATGCGTGAATATCTTGTTGGTGCAGCCACACGTGATCCATCTCGTTTCTTACAATCTACTATTGCTGCCCTCAATCAATATGCTGCTATGGGTGTCGAAATTTCATATGACATGCTTACATGGCAACTTTCTAAAGTTTTGGCTGCAATTGCTGCTCAACGTATTATTCTTGCTCAACGTCCTCATCATATTGAATTACGATCTATCCCCGATGGCCTTGAAATTTCCACTCCTTTCTCTTTCCAAATGAATTTTGAAGCTGCTAGTTCTTCTGGCGATCATGTTTTAAACCATGCTCGCCGTGTTTTTAATTTTCAATTCGGTGATGTAACTAAAAGTGTTGTTTCAGCTGGCTATTTGTTTGCTGATATTCCTTGGTATATATATTTTCCTGGTGTTGCTGTTGCTGAAATTTTAGTAGGCGCTTTGTATTTTTTGACTCCTATTTTGTGTGCTAATTTTAAGAACCCATTTAAAAAAGATTTAACTATTGAAGGCATTGAACCCAATCCTGGACCTGCAACTTCCTTTGAACTTGAAACTACTACTTTTCCAAATACCTATACTTCTCCTTATTTCGGTCCTCAAAAAATAACTTTCATTTTTAGTTCTAAAGATACTTTTTCTAATACTATTCGCTTCAGTGCTCCTGGTGTTTTTAATTATGATGTTTGTTTAAGTCAATATGCTACCTATCACCATTCTCTATATTGGAATGATCGTTCTATTCCCGTCATTGAAGGCACAATTGGTCTAACAGGACTAGTTCGTGGCGTAATCACTTTTGATACAAATTTAAATAACGATTTTAGTTTTCAAATGAAAGATGTTGAACAAGATAATGAAAGAGGTGGCAATAATGAAGCTTGTGTCACTCAACCAGCAATGGTTTCCAACATGGCACAATTTTGTATGGGTGCTTCTATTTCAAATGTTAATCAAATGATTTCTCGTTCCACTCGTTTTTCAACTATTAGTCCTTCAGACTCTAGAATGATTCATATGATGTCCCATGGCATTGGTATTTCAGGAAAAGATGCCAATGGTCTTCAATTAATTAATGGTGTAGACAATATTAGTTATTTTGCTTCTCTGTATGCTTTTGCTCGCGGTGGTGTTAATTTTAGACTTGTTACCACTGGAGCCCCATATCGTATTTTAATGAATCCCAATAATGATATTAGTCAAACATCGACTGAAGTATTCGATCTTGTTGAACAAATTGGTGTTCCAACTGTACAATCAAATGTCCGCTCTGCAAATTTAATGCAACAAGCCATCAACACCTCCGTGGAAGGTTTTGGTGAATTTGCCGTCCCTTTTCTTTCCTCCACTTTTTGTTACTCTATTTCCCCTAGTTTAACTTACGAACCCACTAAAGATGTTGTGTCTCATCAATTGCCTGATACACATACCCTTCTTGATCCTCAAGGTAACCTTTCTGATGTTATTACATATCGCAATGCTCTCCCTGATTTCCAGATGTCATTTTTAACCGGTCCACCCTTGCTTTTAGCAATTACGTAATATATCTATTTTAAAAATACAAAAATATTAATAAAATATAAAATACAAAAATATTAGATTTTAGAGTTCTAGTATATAAGTTTTGTTTTTGTGTGTATGTTATTCCTATATTTAATCCTATAATCTTAATTTTAAGTTTGTTTTAATATAATTTTACTCTTAAGCTG